GTTGGGTGATGAAGATAAACAGTTCAACATTACCATTTTACAACTTTTACATTTTCTACCAAACATATAGTAATAATGAGTATTTCATAAAGTTTTATTAAAAATCGTTTTACCATTTTTTACACACTTTTAGGTATAAATTTGAGCACGATTTGAGCACGATAAAATTTTATAAAATATTCAAAAAAAAAGCCTCGCATTGCGAGGCTTGATAGTGTAAAATAAGAAAGAGAAAGGTGAAAAATTAAGATTAATATCTTTCATAATACCATTTGATTTTATTCCTGAGAAAATCTCCTGTTTGTTTTGCTGTACCTTGAATGTCCGGGAGATTCCGCAAATCTACCTTGCTTATATTTTGGTTCAGATAATTATTCCATGGAAGAAGTTTAGTTATTAATTCTCCTGCACAGTCGGCATAAGCTAAACTTTCTCCAGCGTTTTTTGTTTTATAATTCCTGCACATTTCGCCTATTTCTGCGTGCGTATAAAAGTCAGATATATTTAGTCTGTATTCTTTTATTTTTTCAGCGCAAGCTTTGTAAAAAGCTTCTATTTGCGGCTTTTTTATGGGAGTAGAAGTTGAGCCACCGCAGCAAGAGATATTATATGTAATTGAGTTCATACCGCCTGTTGATGCTGCCTGCCCTATAGCTTTACCGATATGCTTTATACCTTTATCGTCTATAAGTAATTGATAACTGTTTAAATCTATTGTATTTGGCTTGTAGCTAGACCCTGTCCAATGTCCGATTATATACTTCACTGTCATTGTCTACTCCTTTTGTATACAAAATCTTCCAACGTGATTACACGTTTTTCGATGCTTTCTATTGCGATATCAGTCTGCCTTATGTGTGAGTCAAGTTTTTCGGCGATGTTATCCATTTTTGCAAAGTGGCTTCCGAGAAAAATAAGACAGCCTGCAAAGGTAAACACCGCCCCGATGGCCCAGCGCTTGATTTCCAGAAGCACATTAAACATAAGGTTTACTTTTGCGGTTACGGATAAGTCATCCGGATGATCTGGGTCGCCGAAAAGAAATTTATTAATTCTGTTAAGCTGACCTTTTAATAACATGTGGTGCTCATAGCATTCCTGCGCCTGTACCGGTCTTTCTTCTGTCATACCCATTTCTCCGTCCAAATATTTTTTACATCCTGCCATATATCAACTGCAAGATACATCAAAACAGCTTTTAAAGGCGTTACTTCTTCATTCAATAAAGCATGAAAGAATATTAGACTAGCAAGATTACGATTGTAATTTACTGTTTTAGGATTAGCTAAAATGTAATCGTGTATTATGCTTGCAGGTATATATTGAGGTGTGTGCGGGCATCCAAAGAAGAAACGCAATAGTTTTGGTATACTGCAGCCGTCAGATGTAAAACCAGCAGGTATCATTATCCAGAAGGTTTTCTTGCCGGCGGCAACTCTTACAGGAGCACTACGCCTTACTGTAAACGGAGTTTTCCAGTTAATATAATTAAATTCCAATTCGTGTTCAAAATTATAGTTGACAAACATCTAGTTATTCTCCAGAAATATTTTCAGAAGTTTGGCGAATTTGCGTTCTTCTTCATCATTAGCAGGGGTAAAACAAGGGTACATCATGATAATAAGATTTTCAGCTGCATCTATTCCCTTACATTTCCTTTTAAGTTCTTTTAAAACCTCTGTTTCTGATTGATGTTCTTTCGCCTCTTCTGCATAGCGGAAGCCGCTCTTTACAGCTTCCGCAAGCTTCTCAATAGCCTTTGGTACATCAAAAGCCATACTATGCTACTTCCTCGTCAATTTTATCTACATAGGATAATACGATTGGTTTTGTTGCGTTAATTACCGGTAAAAATGCATCATCTATTTTATTAGCGCTTGTTTCGATTGCAACATTTACAAGGTCATATGCAAACTCAACAACACTACCGGTTAATATTTCACCGTGTTTTTTACAGCATTCTACTAATGCTTCTTTCATCTTGTCTTCCATAATTAATCCTCCTTTTTACTAATATGGGGCAGCTGATTAGTCAGTCCTGCTATATTTACCCCGCGCCTTGACAAATAGAGGAATATGGTAAATAATATAATAACAGGGTGGCAGCTTACCAGACTGCCAACAGCTCTGTAGAAGTCTTAACGGTTCTTATCTATTCAGATGAGAGCCGTTTTTTAATACGCATAAAATCAAAAAGATTAAGAATAATGCAATATTGAAATTATCCATATCGACCCCCTTTCTAGTCGGGAACTAACCCGAAGCCTTAACTAATTTTGATGGTTAGTCTTCCTTTTGAAAAGAGCTGTCTTTTACCCTGCAAGAATTATACTACCATAATCCTTACTGCCTGTCTATTTTGTTATCACTGTTCAAAGTTTTTACAATCTGTCTGCCTCTGTAGTATCTGAGCTTAGACTTAATCCAATTTCCCGCTTTATCATACAGGGATTGAAGTTTATAATCCGGTGTTTCACGGACTAATAATTTACTGCCATTATCCAGCGTTATCTGCGTCAGCTTCTTCTGCTGTATCAGCCGCTGTGTCCACCTCATCTGAAACATCGGTTGTGTCGCTGCCGGTTGTATCTTCATCTAAAACCACCTCCAGTGTTCTATCCTCTGTTAATGTCAAAACGTCTTTACGGCTTATATAGCCTTCACAGCTCACAACTATATCAACAGTACTGCCGTATGGCACTGTTATTTCACTTTGGATTTCACTGTTAAGCTCTATAACAGCCTCTTCCGGTATCGCATTAACTTTGAGCTTGCAAGTTGTCAAATACCTGTAATCGTTAGTATCAAAGAACTTATCTAACTGTTCTTTTGTAAACCCTAAAATAGTACCTACAGCATCAATGTATGGATTGCCTCTATAAAAGTTATTGGCCTTAAGCTCGATTTGCAGAGCTTTAATATCAATAGTGGCTTTTTGTTTTTCTAAGAGAGATATAACATCATTAAAATCAAGCCCTTTAGCTTTGTATATAGCTCTTTCTACATCGGCAGCAGTAAGGTTAAGCATTGCAATACGTTCGGCTTCTTTACGTGCCTGCTCTTGCTCATATTCTTGTGTGTTATCTATAACCTCACCGTCAACAAGTTTTTCGTATGGCTCTAAGGCAAATAACTCTCCATTTACACTTTCCTCAATTTTTCTTCCGTTTTGATGGTTGTGCAGCACTATAAAATCTGCATATTGCTTAGCTGTATAAGGTTTTATTAGTTTATATGCCATAATACTTCATTCCTTCCTTCTATTTTATGTACCCCATGGCTATCCAATTTACCAGTGGCGACCCTACAGAATTTTGACGTATTTGTATCTGTGTTGCACTGTACGCTGCAACATTAATCGTATGATAGCCTGCTGTATTAGTATTAGCTTGGCAGCCTACAGCATTATAATTGTTATCTTTATATGATTTTAAAAGAGTAATATTTGTAGCTGCCACTGTAACAGTTATCTGTCCACCCTGCTCGCACCATCCATCAGAATATACTCTATACCAGCTTCTACCATTAACATAGCTTTCAACGAGATAACCGCGCGAGGACGCATTGATATTAGTTATCTGTTCTTGCATCCTTCCTGCGTCAATCAGGTTAGCATTCTGGACAGTTTCACCGACGTAGTAGTAGAGAGCCCATCCAGAAGGAACAACACCAGCACCGCCTCCAAACATTCCTTCTGTGCCATTTTTCAACGGCAGCTTAAAGGTTTCATCAGAGGTATTAATTACAAAGTCGTAATCTGTAATCCATGCTGTAGGGTGTAATATACTTGTATCCTTACTTGAATCTCTTGTTACCGTGTAAGACGAGCCTTCAAAAATTGAAGTAAAAGTAAATCCATTTGAGGTTAATGTTTCGACTGTACCATCAAAAAACATTGAATTTACGCCAGCCTCATACCTATATACTGATGCACCCACTACTGGACTTTCAGTAGAAACCCACCAATAATAACTAGATGAATCAGTAGCTATAAAACAATAGCCTTCTTGGCCTTTAAACCCTTCTACCCCTTTATTAACATTTTCTAAAATCCAGTTGTAATAGTCAGCATAAACAGATTTAGGTTTGTACACACCATCAGATTTTAGCCAGCTGAGATTATTCGGTTCTACATTAAAATACTGGCTCATTCCAAAGAAAAATGGATTATTCAGCTCAATCTCATTTGTGATATTGACCTCTGTTTCCTGACCTGTGGCTATCTGGATGTAGTAAGGGTACTGAATGGCTTCTTCTTGTACTGTGTCAGAGGCGCCGTAGATTGGATTTAAATGGGAAGCGTCTAATGAAATTTTACTGGTTAATCTTCTAGTAGTCCAGTTGTTTTCAGCAAGCCCTTTTCCTGTACCTGTTATAAAATCAGTCTTAATAGCGCCAATCCACTCGGTTGTAAAATCATCTGTATTACCTGAAACTGTTTGGTTGGTAGTACCAGTAATATTGGGCAATCCTGCTTCAACAGTCATACCCAGATTTTGCAAATCCAATAAGCCCTGAACATTAACCACAGCTGGAAGCCTTACACTTTCAACAGTTTCAGATTGTTCAAATAACCAAGTTTTAAAGGTGTTTGAGTACAAAGTAAATGTTGTCACATTTGCTTCTATTGTTGCGTTCCAAGACGTTGAACTAACAGATTTAGGTGTTAAATTAGTAATTGTAGATGTTACTCCGTTTGCTTTACGCTTACCATCTGTTAATATAACTTGATAAACTTTCTTGCCAATTAAGGTTGTATAATTATCAGAAGTTATGGTATCAAACCCCGCATCACTTTTCTTTAGCGCCCAATCATACCCTTCATCATTTTCCGCAAGGGCTATAAATGCATCTTCTTCTATTAATTCCTGTGCATAGTTGAATACAAACTTACCAACCTGACCGTAGTCGCTAAGGGTTTTTGCTGCCTGCCAGTTATCTTCGGTTGTAAGCAAAGAAGGATAAAGTGCAACAATTTTCTTTAACCTTGTCAAGAAACCTTGAGTATTCTGATTAATCGCTACTATCTGACCGTTAAGCCATCTGCGCAAGCCTTTCGTTTCATCGATATACAAGGACATACCGATATCGCAGACCTCAAGACCAGAGCTGCCGCCGCCCCCTGTCTCAAGCGGTGACCAGTATGTACCCTCTGTATCGTCAGCCGGTGAATGGTTGATGTTTTCATCCTGCATTGATTTATAAATCACACCGCCCACCTGACAAAATGAGTTCAGGTAATATGTAGTACCCGCGTCCCATTCAGCTATACCCTGCTGAAAGAGGTAAGCAAGCTGTTTAGAAAAACCATACTGTACCCCGTTCATCTCCTCCATAAACGGTGCTTCGTTAGCCGCAACCGCAACCTGCCAGCCCTCTGTATAAGCTTCTGACTGCAATGTCTCTATATCATCGTTATAAACAGGCGTGCCGGTTATCATACTCCCGAATACCGCAAGTTGGTCACTCTCGGCATTGCCCCCGAAAATCTTTTGTGTCTTACGCTCTATTTTAGGCATTTAATTGCTCCTTTAATACCATCTTGTTTTAACCCTGCATCTTATGCCCGGTGACTGTACAGTGTTTGACTTGCCAAAAACCCCATTTGAACGTGATGCATCAAAACCTACACGATAAAACCGTCCTCTTGTACCATCAGCCCCATCCCCGTATTCACTTATTACATAAAAGGCTCCTGTAGGATTCAAAGGTGCCTGACTGGATTCTGTTGTGGCAGTCCATTCCCCTAAAATATTTGGCAACCCAGCCTCTATATAACCAAATGTATTACTTCCCCAGAAAACCCTATCTTTAAAATTAGGCAATACAAACGTTGTACTGCCATCACCAGCGCCGTATGTTGTACCATAAATATTGAATAGGGAGGCATAAGTAGTCCTTGATACAGTTTGGCCATCAAGCCAAATTTCGTTCGGAAAAAGCGTGTTACTAAGTGTAGGCTGCGGAAGCCCTATCTCATAATTTGCAAGCTGCGGGCTCCCGTCTGACTGGAATACGCGCCAATAAGCATCATTAGTAACCGCATTACCGGTATTATCATTAGTTAAAGATTTATACACGGTTACATAGCCCTGGTTGTTAGTAACCTTAGCTAGTGAGCCGATATAATAAGTCGTGCCGGCATCATATTCAGGAATACCCTGCTGAAATAAATACGCAAGCTGAGTTGTTACCGCAAAGAAAAGCGCATTCATATCCTCCTCCCAGGGGGACTTATCGGATAAGACTGCGCTCTGCCATCCGTTTAAAAAGTTGGTATTCTGTATCTGCGCTAAATCCTTTGTATAAACGGGTGCCTGGTCTTTTGCTGTACCAAAAGCGGTTACTTCCAGACTTCCTGCCTGATTCGCAAAAACTTTCTGTGTTACACGGTCAAGTTTAGGCATTTATTGCTCCTTTGGTTGATACTTACTTGTTTATTTTTATCCCTCGGGCGTCACAAGCGAGATAAGATTCTCTTTTGTCAGCCACGTACCGGTTTGACGTTTGTTTTTGGTTGAAAAACCTGCAACCGTCTTATTCATTATACCTTTACGGTTGAATCCGAAAATTTGAGAAGGAGAAGGCACTCTAAGTACATAATTTGCACCGATACCTTCGGGGGCTCTGTAATACCCTAATTGTTTTGCTGCTAACGCCGCCAATGTGCGTTCTGCTGACACAATATAAGTAATGGTTAAATTATGGTTATTCTTTAATAAAACATCGCCCTGAAAAACATTCCATAACGCTTCATCAATCCCGCGTTCAGAACCCCGCATAACATTTACAGCGGATTTGAATTTGAGCAGGAAGCGGTAATCATTATCTGGAAGCGAATATTCACTCTGGTTGTAATTCTGTATTGTCCTAAAATTCCCGCCCTGCGGTTTCCCCACTGTGGAAAATCCCACAGAATCCTCTCCGTCATAGAACTGGAAAAAAATCATATCGTTATAAATACCCTGAACAACCCGGGGACAGTCAAGAATTTTGCCGATAATATCAAGCTGAGCACCTTCCGCCGTATCGATATCGAGAATGTCCTGCAGCTGAAATATTACCCCGTCTCCAAGATAAATATCCGCACCTATCTTGATTGTCTCCCGTGCCTTAGGTTTGTTGCGGTATTGGAGAATCAATAAATCCGCATAATAGGTTTTAACGTCCTGTATATCCTGTGTGTAATCAGGCATATTTGCTGCTCCTAAACAATTGTTAATGCTACATTAGCTGTTGTTATTACAAAGAATTCATCCAGCCCCTCAGGTGTTGCATACTCTACCCAGTTTGAATTATCTGCAGATATCTCAACATTATACGGAGTGCCGGCATCTCCGATTGTTTCTTTTATCGTACCCAGAAGCGTTGAACTCTCTGCCCTTTCCCCTATTTTGTACTCACTCAGGGCAAGCTGTTCTTTTATATAATTTTCGTCTAAGCTGGTTGTTGAAAAGTTCTTGATAGTTGCCCTTACATACAAATTAACAGCAGACGGTACGTCATATAGAACTTCTACTAAATCGCCATTAATCTTTTGCACCCAAACAGTCTGCTCACCCTTCATCGGAATACCCGGAGGCAGGTTGTTGTAAATAACCCGTCCGATATCTTCCGGCTGTCCGCCCTGTACAATAACCCAGATACCGTGCGCCGGAATGCCGTTAACAACAGAATCAGTACGGTTGTCATATACTTTGCACTGGGTGACATTGGTAAGATTGAGCATTTGCGACTCTGTGCTTTCGTCAAACCCCTGAGAAGGTACTGCCATTGCCTGATTTCTTCTCAATCTAAATTGTGCGGATGTTTCACCGGTTGAACCTGTAATATAATTTCCTGCCGGATTATTAACAGAAGAAATACCCTTAACAATTGTTTCCATAACATTGATTGTATTAGGTAACGCTGTGATACTTCCTAAATCAGCAGCCCTGAAATTAAGCGAATGCACACCCGGCTCAAGTTCGGCAGATGCTGCCAGTATCCAGCGATTACCGTTTGTATCTCTTACTGTGTAGCCTGTACCGTCAGCACTCTCAATATTTGTATCAAGCCCCTGCAGGCTGGTTGATTCGTTAATCGTGACATTGACATAAGTATAGCTGTATGTATAAGCTTTTATTATCAAGCCGTTAAGCTTATACAAAATCTGCTGCGGAATCCCGATTGCTCTGTCCGGATCAAGGTTGTTATAAAACTGGGTAAACAGGTCTAAAATGTCCTTTTTTTCCTGAGCTAAAATATTAATCCACTGTCCGTCCGGGCTGTTTTGCTCAATATTAATATCCTGACCGTATACTCCCTTGAATTTGGTTATTAAATCCTGGCGTATTTCTTCCAGAGATTGCGTGACAAGCCCGCTAATCCCGATATAGTTTTGTGCCATAAGGCGCTCCTTTATTGGTTGATACTAGAAAAGTGACACTGTCACTAACTCAAGCTTACCAGAGCGCCTGAAATTTAATTCTGACCGGGCGGGGTTACTGCTCCCGTATAGGACTGTGAATAAATTGTCTGTACGTCGTATGTGATTCTTATTTTTCTATCGGCGTTCACAATCAAATCCACGCTGTTAATCGCCGTTACGCCGTCCGTATTCTTAACGGTTTCCTGAACGGCATTCTCTAACCGCCCCTGATATCTGTAATCAAGCAGATTAAACCAGTCTATACCCTCATCGGTAGCAAAAAAACAATCACCGAGAAATGACAGTATGCGGGTTTCAAGATTAAGCCCTATTTCCTGATTAGCGTTAACATAATTGCTTTTATTTGCGCCCCATGTCCAATCGTGGGCGGAATCAAGATTTCTGAAACTCATTGTAACAACTCCTCGAACTGTGATTTTAAATCAGTAAACGCCTGTTTTGCCGCAGGTGTCAGGACTCCTGTATTTGTAGCTACTGCTATATTCTCACATGCCGTTAAAAACGCTTGTATTAAATTCGCCAAGTTCTGTGCGGTATTTTGTACGTTAATCTTGTCACTGACTTGAATCTGCCCCCCCGAACTCGTAGAAGCCGTGATAGCAGCGGAATTTACCGCTAAATTACCGGAGGTTATAACCGGTTCATTACCCTCGTTTACCCCCTCGCTTTCCCCTTCATTAACCGCACTGCTATTGATTTGTACACTATTTCCGTATACTTTTATATAGCTTTCATAGTTAATCGCTTCAACAAGCTGCTTATGAAAAATTGTTACCGCCTCGGTATCATAATTCTGAATCGGATTAACCAGAGTGGTAAAAGTAGTCAGCGCCACACAATCGGTAAAATCATGCATTCTGGTTGTATCAGGTGCGTATAATTCCCCTGTCTCCAGAAATGTATCTATGTTTCTGTCCATAAAAAGCAGCAGGCAGATTGTGCCCACAGGGTCAGGCATCGTGATATGCGCGTTACCGGCACCCAGAATTATAAGCGGAACATCGGTTATCGGAACGGGGGTTATATTCTGTTCGTTGAATAACTTCACCTGCATTAATTGAACCGTACACCGTTGGGTATCGGCGTCAAATTCAAGTATTTTCCCGATATTATGACAATTAAGGCGTGACATAACGGCGTTTTGCGCCAGTGCCATAACTCCGTTAAAATTTATTTGTGATTTCTCAACCTGTTTTATTTTTGCTGTCATATTAATAATTCCCTATATATTTGGTCGGATTAACCGCAGTTCCGTCTTCTCTTACCTCAAAATGTAAATGCGGGCCGGTAGAGTTTCCGGTACTCCCTACAAGTCCGATTTGATTTCCGGTGTACACATTCTGCCCCGGATTAACAAGCCAGTTGTTTAAATGTCCGTACAGGCTTGTCACTTTTTTGCCGTTTATAACACCGTGGTCGATAATTATTGTTTTCCCGTAACCCTTTATCCAGCCAGTAGTAATAACTTTACCGTTAGCCGGAGCATTAACGGGCGTGTTCATATTGGCCGCAATATCCATTCCCGAATGGTTTGTACTTGCTCCGCTTATCGGAGCGGTACGTCTTCCGAATGGGCTTGAGACTCTGCCTTGTACCGGCTTCTGCCACTGTCCGCTTGTTGCGCCCCCGCTCTGAACTGTTTGAGTCGCTTTGGTGAGTGTTCTGGCATCCCCGGGCAGGATTGAAAGAGTAAGAGAGGTTATTAATTTCCCGCTAACAACCGGACTTATTACGCCTTTATGTTCAATCTTTACAACCCTGTAAGATTGGTTTAGCCACGTTTGTGAATAGCTTAAAAGTGTAACCCCCTGCCCCGCCCTAATCTGGGGCTCAAAAAGCATATCACACTCGACATAAGCATTCGCACGTCTGGGGCTGCCTAATAATCCGCTTTCATCAGATATAACCAGAACTTCTCCGGGGATTAAATCCTTATCACCCAGTATGTTAATCTCATCATTATCAACAAAAATATTATACCCGCCATACTCACGCCCCAGAAGATCAAGAGTCTGTCCTATAAAGGTTTTATTGCGGGGTAACGGCTCTATGTCCGGAGTAATATAGCCAACGGATATTTTACCGCTTCCGCTTGTCGCAAGTCCTAAAATGTCTTTTAGAGTAGTGCCTTTGGTAAAAGTCGCATTAAGAAAACCGTATTCATAAAACTCGGTACTCGCAGAAGCTAATATTTCCGTTATAAACTCGGTGCTCCCTCCCTGTTTTTCGGAGGTGCAATTCTGAATATATCCGGAAAAAACGAGCGGCATATTTTCACCGTAACCGGCGTAAAACTTCATATAAATATACTTTTTGCCAAAGTTCCACATATCAAGCCATAACCGTGCCTGATCGTTTCTGCTCAGGTTTACAAGCTGGAATACTCCCTGATTCTGTGTCTGGTATGTACCCGAAGAGATATGGAACTGGCAGCTAAACGGATAACTTACAGTTAGCTTATCCCGGGGGATTAAGTCCAGACCGTGTCGCTCGCCGATTTCAAATTCAGCTCTGTAATTCCGTTGGAGTTTTAACATAATAATTCCCCTCTATGGTTTGGACATCCTCACGGGTTAACAAATATACCGTTGCATATTTTGTAGCAAAATCGGTTAAAAACATTGGCTCTTCATCATCCTGAGTATCACACCTTAAACCGAACGGTAAATAATTCCGGTAAGCTCGTAAAATGTTGTAGCTGGTTGTTAACCTTATGTTTTTGTAATCATAATCGCCCCATTTTACCCCGAAAAACCAGCCCAGTTGATTTTCTTTGTACTCAAATTCAAGCGTCACGGTTGAGCCGTCATCTAAAATCTTTTCTATTTTCTGGTTAGGTTCTACTCCCAGTTCGTTTAACTCGTACATTATACCGCCTGCGCCTCCGAACCTTTACTGATACCTTTATTAACCTGTTTCGCAAGCTGGCTTCGGGTTCTGCCTGCCGCATTGTTCAGGCTCTCAAATCTTGTCTGTGCAAAATTCATCTGTTTAAATGTAACCGTAAAACTTGTTATATCGGCATTACTTTCACGAATAGGCAGCACTTTTTGAATCATCATATTATCGTACCGTTTCCAGGTGGTCTCAACCGTGAAGACAGCTTCCGATTTCCACAATGCTTCAAAAAACAAAAATGCCCTTGTTTGTGCGGATTTAAGTTTGTATAAATCCTGAAAGAGCTTGAATAAATCCACACCGTTAAGAGAGTTCCATAAAACACCGGCTTTGTTTGCGAGCGTTGTATTCTCCGTCAAGGTCTTTGAAGGGTCTATGTTTTGGTTCTCACCTATTCCCCCACCCGTATTGATTGTATTTTGATAATTTAACCAGCCCTGCTTAGCCTGTATAGTGGCAGCGCTTAGTTTAGGCACAAACTGTTTAACCAGAGACAATACTGGCGTAACATTCGCCAGAGCATCCTCAATCTCGTTAACGCTGTAAAAATATTCACCCTGATACCCGCTTAATGTCAAAACTACGGGGCGTTTTGCAACATGATCCTGTATAACCGAGTTTGAATCTGTGTAATGGTCGGTAATATCACTCTCCATATTAACCTGCTCGGACTCCGGTATATGAAACTTAAATCCTGCTATACCCGTTGAGGATAAAACATTAACAACCGCCTCACCCAGATTGACATTATCCTGTAGCAGGCTGCGAGCCATAGACATTTTATCGCCTGTGCTGTATTTGGTATTGAATGATGTTAAAAAAGCGTCTAATGTAGTCATTAACTACATTTTAGCAAACCTAGCAAAATTTTATTGAGAAAATGTACCATTAAGAATTGATATAAATTTTTCTCTTTTTTGTTCTAATTCCTGTATATGTTCATAAGTCTGATTATCTGGTAAAGACTCTAACCACTCCACCTCATTAAGAGCTTTTGTATAGTATTCTTCTGCTTCGTCATACTGTTTGAGGTTGTAACAAATGTCTCCCAAACGTTCATAATCTACTAAACCGATGCGCACATTACCCAGCTTTTGTTTTTCCTTTACAACGAGTAAAGCATATTTTTTAGCCTCTTCCATCTGCCAGGTGTTAAAATAACATTTTGCCAGTAAATCATAATTAAAAACAAGATTGAGTTTGTCTGTGCTTTTTAAATTAGCCTCAAGCGCTTTTTTATAATACGGAATTGCCTGTTCGTATTTGTATTGTTGATCTAATTCAACACCTAAACCTAAATAATAAGCAGCCAAATAAGAATATTTATCCCGCATAGCATAGTCGGAGCATTTATTATAATAATCATTAATAACGGCTTCTTTGCCGGGGATAGTTTTGTTTGTTGTATAATTCATGAAAAAGCCGGACATACCGGAAGTCTTATATAATGTTTCGCATTCTGTCTGTGTGAGTTTCTGCGGTTTGTTTTCGGGTTTAGCTTGCTGCTGCGCATGCGGGGTTGTTGCGACTTCTTTTTGGGGTGCTGCTCCTATTAGCGTTCTAACACCTGACAGAGATAAGAAGATAACAAAAACAACAGCTGCAGAAATTAAGAGAAATAAAAGAAATTTGCCTATAGAAGGTTCTTCTATATGGAATTTATCCAAATAAGACAAGCCGGCATCTTCTCTTGCCTGCGCTTCTTCTTCCTTTCTTTGCCGCTCCTGCTCCTCTTTTTGTTTTTCTGCTTCGTATTCATTGGGATAAAAAGTTTTGTACAACTGCTGTCCTGCCAGACTGTCGAGTGCTACAACACAATTTCTGGCTTTGCACTGAAAACAATAGTTTGAATCAGGATTTCTGCTTGTAAGAATTAAAAACAATACTTCAAAAGCGACGACTACAAAGGCTATAGGAGCAAATAAACCTATAAAAATTGTGATAATTAATAATATAAACCAAAAAGTATAAGCACATCCGCCATTTGTACCGCTGGAACATTGCATGTGTCCGCAGTTTCTGCAAATATAATCTGCCATATACAACCCCTTTCACACAACCTTTTTGAGTAATATATCATAAATTGCGCAGAGTTTCAACTTGGATGGTAGTATTAAATTAGGAGGGTATTATGCCGGAAGAAAATAAAAATCAGGGCGGTGCGCAAAATAAACTCGGTGAACTCTTTGTCGAGTTCTCGACAAAAGGGCTGCCGTCACTCTTGAAAAATCTGAACTCGGTATCTGCCAGTTTTTTAATAGGTAAAAATGCTGCAACTCAATTCGCCGATACATTAACAAAACCCTTTAAAGAAGCCGGTAACACCGCAGTAGGTATCGGCAAAATGGCAAATGCTCTCGGAGCAACTAACAGAGAGTATCAGAAGCTCGCAACCTATGTAAAATCAAAAAATGTCAGCGAAGGTATTTTAGGCGATGTCGAAAGATTCAACGATATTTTTACTAAGTTACAAACAGGGCAGGGCGGTTTACCTGAAGGAGTTGTCCGGGAATTTGCCAACCTCGGACTATCTCCCGAAGATTATCTCGGAGATTATGAAAGCACAATAAGACTTCTGAATGATATAAGAGATCGTACAAATGGGTTAACAAAACAGGGACGTAACCTGGCATTCAGTAATCTCGGTATGTCTTCCGAATGGGGGTATCTTTTCGACCGTGGAGATTTTAACCTTTCTGATGCTTTTTCCCTCCCGGATGATGTAATTGAAAAAAATACAAAGGCTGCTGAATCTCTGGCGGAATTAACTCTTGCATTCGACCAGCTTAAAAGTTTACTAATTGCCGATTTCGCACCAGCCTTAACCGATACGGTTAACACGCTCAAAAACTTTGTACAGAATTTTGATAAAAATAAAGAGAATATCAAAAAAACAACAAGTGTTATTGGTGGAGCAGCAGCAGGCGCAGCAGTGGGTTCTGTTGTACCTGGTGTCGGTACTGCTACGGGCGCTGTAGTAGGAGGTGTCGCAGGCGCCGGGAAATATGCAGTTGAAAACATGCATAAAGCCGGTAAACCTAACCAGAAAGAAATACCTATTTGGAAACAATTGACAGACTTTGGGCAATATAAAGACGGAGCTCCAACCGGCGGGGCTGCGCCTGTTCCGGATTTTATGAACACCCCGGCAGCAGTCACACCGCCAGAAATGAATAATCTATCACAAAATATTACAATCACGAATCAGAATAATATTACCGGTGATAATGCGCAGGAAATCGCAACCGAAATTGCAAGAATCAATGCGCAGGATATTGAGTATACTCAATACCAGCTCCAGAACTTGACGGGGATTTAATTGAAAAAAGTATTGAAATATGCTAAGATAATTTAGTGGTTATGTTAATATAAAGAAAAGAGCCTTGAAAGGTTCAAAGCTCTAAAAAAAGTCTAAATGCACTTTTCAATTAGTTCTAACAACTCTGTTATTATTGGTAATATCGCGTTAGCACTTCTTAAAAAGGTAATGATTGTGCATAGCACAGATTTCAAATAGGACATTATTTTTCACCTCCTTCCCGTGACTCTGTTGGCTGATATATAGAGCGGAAGTCCGGCGGAGGTTTGTCCTTTGTCTAATCATAGCACAAATAAAGCCCCAAAGGCATGACTTGAGGCTTTATTTCTTATTTTTTCCGCTATTCAGCGCCCTTACCAGTTCCGCATACTTTGCAAGATAGTTTTCATAATGGACTAAGTCCATAAACTCCTGCGCATTCAGATTCTTTATTGTATTGATATCTCCATAACCCGCCCTTGAGAGCTTCATCGCCCAGACCTTAAAGGTGTCGATATTATACTCAACTCTCGGTAATTCTAGCTCCTCAACAATAGGGATTCTATCGCACTTGAAACGGAATTGAGACTTGGAAAAAAAGGGCGGATATTCTCAACCGCAATAAGTGTCATAAGCGGGAAAAAATCCCCCCGTGCTTTTTCATCCCTGTCAAAAATCTCCATATTGAACCGCTGTTTATCGTATATAACCTTATCGGCGCAGCCCTTTATCGCTTCAAGCACATATTCAGAGCCGATAACACTTAATAGTGCATCAATGTTTTTAGTAAGAATCGTAGCTATGCTGTCACCTTCCGCCGTGGTTATATCAAGCCCCGCACCCTTGCATTCATGGATAATTGTTCTGTACAAATACAAAGCGTTATCTATCGGTGCTAAATTAAGCTCTACCATTTTTCCGCTCTTTAACTGGAATTTTAACATTAGCTTAAGCTCCTTTCAGAGTTACCAAACCGCAACATGTATACACTTACTACCTGGTCGGTAGAACCTGCAACATCCGTTGTTTGTACCGGCTGGTCTCCCGGTAACCCGAAATAACACTCTACCGTGTCGCGTGTTACAGAACCGTCTGAATGAGCAACATTCTTTGTAAAACGCATTGTTAGCGGCTTAAATCTGAAGTCTCTATTTTTCCATAAGTTGTAATTCTCATTAAACCTTTTATCATCGCCGGAAGCTTTGACAAGTCTTAATGTTAATTCTCTTTGCCTTCCCGGCTCATTATGTGCTCCAAGAGAATTACCGTTATAACCGGTTGACGTAGTGCTCAGGTTGTTAGGTGCTGTAAGTTCTGCGACAGTGTTGTCTGCAAAATCCGTGAGCACCCACTCCCCGTTGTAATCTTCCGCGATAATAATATCTTGCGCTGTATAGCTGTCTACCATATTAAAATCTCCTATGCTTCAATATATATTACGATTGAGGCCGAATGCACCGCCCCTGCTTCTTTTGCCGCAATCTGGAACAACGGAGCACGTCTTTCCTCACGCTCGCTCTGTGCCTGTTCCGCTACAGGCTGGTGATGAATAAAGTAACCAAACTCCCTGATATTTCTCAGGAAATCTTCCTGATTGCCGAAGAAGTCAGCGCTGTTCCATTCACCCGGTGCAAGCATACCGTTTGTAACCGCCTGAACGCACACGTTTCTTATCGCTTTCACGATACTTTCGAGTCCGGCATCTGTCTGCGGCACTTTCGTTCTTGTGGTTGCAAGTACATTAAATACTTCTCTCTGGATAGTGTTAACAAACCAGATTCGGTTAGTTACCTGGTCAAAGTACGTACCGTTCTGGGAATTGGACATCACTTTAGCAAGCCCTTCCAGTGAAACAAAGCAGTCAGCACCCACCGCCGCAGCCTGCGATAAGATTGTTTCGTTAATATTCGTATCTGCCTGCAGTCCGGTTAAGTCTTTCAGGTTCATGGTAATTGTGGTATTGCTTCCGCTATAATTAACGGAAAAACCTCTTGATAGATATGCTGCGGCAAATAATCTTGAATTAAGCGCAGCGGCTTCATCATCATCGCCCAGAGTATAAAGCAGCGGTTTGCAATTCGTGTTGGACATAATCTTAGAGAATAAGCCCGTAGAAGCTGCAAGGGCAGAAGTGTTAGAAGCCGGAACAGGGAAAATTCTGTTTTGCATACCCTGAATCGTTGAGCAGGCTGCAATCGCTTCTTCCTCCGTCAATGCTCTTGTAGTTAAGACACCCTCAAAATATATCAATCCCGCAAGTCTCGTAACTGCTTCTGAAAGTGTTTCAGGTCTTGTACCGCTCTCTGCCGCTGTTCCTGATACCGCAGTCGCTGTAGCACCTTTCAGGTAGGACGCACCGTATAAATCAGTACCGCTTCCGCCGCTCATAGCTGCTATGGTTACATTACTCGCTGCACCGGTTGTATTGGAAGTAAACAAAAGTGTATTGTTATCAGTTGCGGCAATCGTTACATCTTCATATTCCGCCTGAATAACCGCCGCAATTTCTTCAAGAGTAGCAGCTTCCGAGAAATCAAGCCCCGTCACCTGTTTAGCAGAGCCGTCTACGGTAAGGTTAATAACCCCGTCCGTTACGGAAGCAAAGCCCGCTACATTAGCACTCAAATCCTCTGTTGTCAGTGTGCCCGCTGTGGCAGGGTTGTTATAATCCACTGTCTGGTAGTTAGCGCCGATAATATAACCGTTGTTGGTTAAAATATTCGGGGTCTGGGAATAAATCATATTCGCCTGCTGCGCTATCTCGGTATTTGTACCCCACTGATTAGCTATACCGGTTGAGGTTCTTGAGATAACATAAGAACCCTGATAAGGGTTAGCCGGCTCTTCCTCCGTCATAATCAAAATTGTGCTGAGTTTAAGCGGCTCTAAACCCTGTGAAGGTGTTACTGCGGTAGCATTAACTACATAAGTAATCGGTATCTGATATCCTGCTGTCATTTTATACTCCTTTTTCTACGGAATCAGAACCCGCAAAACATGTGCGTATTACGGGATTCAGTCCGCATTGCTGGTTGATATTCAATTATTTACTAAGCCTCGAAATGGTAATCCACCTCAATCTGGCTTGTCACTGGGAATTTATCGTAATAATCCACTGTTTTTATTTTACTAAACGAGTTAAAAATTCTAACCCGGCAATCAAAACGGTTGATTCTTGAACTTGCTTCCAGAAACGATGCGTCATACACATCGCCTAAAAGTGAAATATGCACGTGCTCTTTTGCCTGTACCTGCTGTGCATATGTACTTCTGAATGCCATATGCACCTCGTGTGCCCGCTCTCTGGCCTCAACCCCGCGAGATAAAAGCGAGATTATAACATCCTCAGCTACGTTCATACTCAGATGTTCTTCCAATCCCTCATCAGTAGAAACATATTTAACATTGTTGCTTATTGGCCGTCTTTCGCCATAATGCAGGACTACAAAGAGCTTGTTATCCTTTGGCAAATCCATATCAGCGTTATACGCCCAAACACGGGTCTTTGGAAGCTCCATTTCATTAACAAGTATGTTTTTAATTATCTCTAGTGAATTAGCCACTAACGTCTCCCTCCAGCTGCTCTGCCTGAAAAGCCTCTAATAATGTGTATCTGATATACCCGTATTCTGTCCAATCCTTTTTAGCCATAACCTTATAGCGCTTTTCTTTATAAATTACAAACTGATTAGTGTTTAATTCCACATTCGGTAAACAGTGAATTTGAAGCCATTCCCAAGCCCATGTACCCTCGGGTAATATTTTTAAGTCCTTATCGCTCGGAGGTCTTACTACACCTTGTGTTTTTATTAATGTAACGGTTTCAGACACCCAGTCCACACCGTCACCGTCATCAGCTAAACTGCGGGTTATTACCTCAAACTCAACAGGCTGAAACCAGCCTTGAATGGTTTGAGCCATGTTAGGAAGCCCCGTAGTATTAGATAGTGTTGTATTATGCTGGATTAGGTTCATTTTTTAATTACCTTAAAACTGATTGAATGTCTTAACCTGCCGGTATCTGTAAGTATCTGATAGCCATGTTTTTTGACGTTTCTTTTTCTGGCTTTTCTGAAATTCTGCTCCGTGCTTATAGTTAGCGGCTTCCATTCCCCGAATCCGTTTGTATCAAATGCCATCCAGACTGCGTCCAGTGCCTTTGCTCCGATATCCTGCATGAATTTTTTAGCCGCATTTTTAACAAAGAACTGTTTCCATAAGATTTTTTTCATGTCTTTCATCTGGTCCGGACTAAACACCTTACGGATAATTGCATCTTCTAAGAAAGAACGGCGGGGCATTCTCTTTGTACCAAATTCGTGAAACGTACCAATATCAGCATTGGTAAGACCGCTTTCGCTGTCGTGCTGCTGCTTTGCGTCACTCCCGATGATACCTATTTTGACACTATATTCATCTTTTAAGCCCCTGAGTAACCCCTCAAGCCCCGATAAATCCGCCTTAACATTAGCCATAAGTAGACCTCCCGGGTGAGAACAGAATCGTAACAGAAAGGTAAGGTAGTATGAGAGATAAATACTTCATACCATAGCCATTCTGTGAATAAATACCATATAACGGGTTATTCATAAGCCAGGTAGGAAATGAGTAACTCTCAGATACATCACCTACACTTTTTGACGCGACATAACCGCTAAAAGTACCGTTAACACCGCTAGAGGCGTTTCTTAAATCCATTACCAGATAAAAAGCGACCAGGTGTAAATAGATGTTAACACATTCGGTGTCGTCACTGCCGTAACGCTCGTTGGCATTAATTATGGCCTGTGACATTGCCTTTTGTATATCTGAGTCTGTCACGTAGTTATAAATATCACCTTTTGTAACTTCCCAGGCTTCTGTATCAGTTACCGGCTGTGTATTGTTATTAACGAGTGATTTATAAAAATTAGGCTCAACATAAACTATATCATCAATAAAATACGTTTTGCCCTCCTGATATAAAGGAAGGAAAGGAAAATCACGCATAAAATATTCCTTAAATTGTTCTACTGTTACATTTTCCAAAATATTGTCTGACATGTTGTGATTTTCCTTTCATAGTTATCAGGTTATGTGTGTTGAAGAAATTTACTTTTTATCTTCGGTTTTTGCTTTCTCTAATGCCTCAAGCTTTTTCTTAAGCTCGGCATTTTCCTTTTCCAGAGCCTCCTGTTTCGCTTTAGCTTCGATTTTTGCTTTCTCTAAGTCCTCAGGCTCGACATATTCAGTTACCCCGGGTATTTTAAGCCATATTTCAGCTACTTTTTTCGGCACTTCTCCAAAGTCACCGTTAGCTATGAAATAAGTTATGTTCTTGCCTTTTTCGACAATTACGTGTGATAGGTTATTACCGCATCTGTTATGTAATTTCATATTTTACTTTCCTCCTAATTACTATGCTGCTTCATCAGCGTAAAGCATTGATGTAGGACGTTTCAGCCATACACCTGTGAATTGTGCTTCTGCATCGGAAATCATATCTAATGCACCTACTGCATACAATGGATGTGGTGTATATGGTTTCGGAGTAAGCATAAGCAGGTTATCTGCTTCTGTATTGTAGAATACGTGTCTGCCTTTTTCGCCTGTACCTGCAGCATCGCCGTAGATAGAGTGTACAATTCTAAAGTCAGAAGGTGCGCCGGCTTGTTTGAATGCATTCTCTAATACCTGAATAACTGTAGGCATTCCGAATGTATCGCCGTATGGTACACCCAGAGCCATAAATGTATCTGTAGGCATTAACCAGCGGTTAGGTTTGATTGTATAATTAGAGTTTGCAAACGCTGTTGTTAGTGCTGAACCTGCAAAAGTCTTAAGCTGTGCTGTTGTCATGTTCTGAATTGCAACAGGGATAAGCGAAGTGTTGACAGTTACTCCTGGCTGGTTAAGTAAGCCGAATGTTTTACCGTCGCCCAGACCTTCAAACAATGTGTCTTGCAAGCCCAAATCCCAGCATTTTTTACGGGATTTTTCTTTTTCTTCCACAAGGTCAAATGTTACACGGTTAACCGCTGCCATCTTAAGACCTTCCTGAGAAATAGAATATTTCTGTCTGTAGAAGTTATTAGGCGTTCTGATACCGTCTACTGCGATATCTGCTGTCGCGTCGTTATGTATACCTGTTGAAGCAGGATTAATAATGCACTGTTTAAACGGCGAGCCTACATAAGCACCGGTAAACTGGAAGATTTCACCGGCATAAGCACCTCTGCCGGAAGCGTCTATATTTATGTAGTCTGAGAGTGTGCCGTCTACTGTGTAGTATTTAGCTTCCACTATACCATCTACAATTTCAGTTATTGTGTCTACCGTCTGGACAACCCCGGCGGTAGGATAGTCAAATAAAGCGTTAACCGCTTTAAATGTCTGTTCTGCGTATTTATCCGCATCAAAAATGCTATTTGCCATTTTTATACTCCTTTGTTGGTTGATATTTACTTTTACTAAGATGAAGCTGCTGCTTCCATACCCGGCACAATCTGAACTACAACTAAGTCATTCACCGCTGATGGTGCTGTCCATGCAATACCGATATAGCCATTAGATGCAGTTGCTGTTGTCACAACCTGACCTGAAGCATTAAACTGTAATTTATCGCCAAGTTTAATATTAGCTGCACCTGCAGGCAGGTAAACAAAAGAATTAACCGGGAAAATAGAAATCTTATCATTTGCCGCAAAACCGGATTTAATAGAGTTAAATACAACAACCCCGCACGGTGTATCTGTTACAGCTGCTTTTTTTACAACGGTTACACCTTTTAAAGTTGCAGCAGATTGAAGAGCAACAACATCACCAGGGCTCAAATATGTGTTTGCCGCCAATGTCGGGTCTACGATACAGTTATGGATAATCGGCTGGTTTGGCAGGTATGCCGGCTGGCCTTTTGCCGCGGTCATCCTTCTATTTGTTAATGAAATACCATTTGTCATTTTTATACTCCTTATGTTGGTTGATTACTGATTAGTAAAGCTTTTTGCCGAGTTCTATGCCTTCTTTTTGCGACATATAGATTTTGCCTCTCGGTGCTTCACCTTCAAAGAAAACGCGCTTGAGAGCATCCATTGAGTTTTTAGCCTTCTTGTTTTCAGCTTCTTTTTTAACTTCTTCTTTTAGATCTTCATACTTCTCTTTGGACTCTTCGTCTTCATTCTTAGCCTTGTTTTTACATTTATTCTTGGCTTCTTCGTCTTCTTTCTTTTCTTCCTCATCGTCCTCATTTTTGGCTTTGTTGTCAGCAGTACCGGCTTCCGATTTGTCGTAAGCCAGTTTACCAGCTAATTTAGCAATAGTTCTGACATCTTCGTTATCTTCGTATTTGCCTGCAATAGCCATAATCTGACGAATAATGTCGCGCTTGTCGACATCCTCATTTTTAGCCTTTTTGTTTTCGGCTTTCTTTTCGTCGTCTTTTTCCTTTTCATCCTCAGCCTCATTACGGGCTCTCAGGGCGTCAATAAGCGACTCAAACAAGCCTTTTGTTTCCTTGTCCATAATTCCTCCTTTAAAATTGCGTATCCAGTCGAATACAGGTTGATATTTACTAGTATTGAAATCTGTTGAGTTAGATGCTATAATAAAGTTAAGGGGCAGCCGGTCTTGATTACTGGTAATGTCCCTTTTATTTTTAGCAATGGGGCGGTCATAATCTAAAAACATCGTGTAAAAAAGGTTGCCTTCTGTATCTTGGGCTATTAAAGCTTCTGCTTTTTTTATTCCGCTGCTTGTTTTTAGATTGCAATAAATGGGATAGAACCCTTTTATATTGTCAGTTCTGCCTTTATTGTCTTTCTGAAAATCGCCTAATTTTCCATTTTTAATAACTTCCGGCAGCTGCGGAATAGCTCTTAACTTATCCCCATCAGCGCTTGTATGTACAAATTCCTTCCAGCCTTTGCCGGAAAAACGGATACTTCCTAATCCTTCCTTGTTAATTGTCTGACCCTGCAAGTTGTTTTTATAATAATCCTGAGCAGCTTTTCTTAGCAGTTTAATATCCGTAATAGAGCTTAATTCATTTGTTTTTAACTCTACCTCCGGAGCATTGTCCCAATTTGCAAAATAACTTGTACTATCGTTATTTTCAGTAAACTTCCCTTCATCATCGCGGGGATGCTCGCTTTCTTTAAATTCATTTCTGCATATAGCATTTTGAGCAACATACGCATTCACGGCAATATACGCCCCCTCATAGCGCGGGTTCTCTACTATTGCAAGGTGTTCAAACACACCGTCTAAAATCTCTTTGTCATACGGGTTTGCATTATGCAGCTTGCCTTCTGTATTATCGGCATAATCTGTTATACGGTACTGGCAGGAAACATTGTAACCGTCTTCAATAAGTTTAATAGCCTTTTCATCGGTTATAACCCCCGAACACCAGAACCAGCCGTCCTCCGCGCTGAACCATACCTTTTGAATAATGCCGCAAACATCGTCACTATTAATATCATCAATATGGTTAATAATTACTGGGTCCTCCAGAAAAGTGTTTAAAAACTTATCAATTGTCTCTTTTTTTAAAAGACAGACCCCGAAATCATATTTTACAAGCCCCGCCTGTATGAAACGTGCCTTAAACGGTCTGCCTTCCTGTCCGTTTGAGTCCTCAAGATATATTGCGTTTGTAGCCTTATATTTACCCGTCCAGTTATACACTTTGTACACCTCCAAACATAATATTTAGAAGTCCGACATTGTTCTGGATATCCTGAGCAATAGCACCAATAAGGTTTTCATCACCTTTTGAGATATCTTCAACACCCTCAATCTCTTGCAGGCAATTGAGTATTAAGTCATGCATAAGGTGAAAATCAACCGCTTCGGGGATTAAATCGGCTCCCCTCCTCAAATATTCGCTTGAGTGCAGCGGTTTAAATCCGTGCCCTAATAGACATATTTCTTTAAGCTGGTCTATGTAATCGTATAGATTATCTGTAAACCTGTCAGCAAATAAGTGCTGACCATAGAAACTTTCCCCTCCGCAGTTATAGTGTATATCCTTCGCATAGTTGGCTATTGCTAAAAGATAGCATATTAAATTGTCTATTTTGCCTCTGTCCATTGGTTGATACTCCTGTATTGATTGTACCAACCCGCACGAAATTTAAATTTGGGGAGGGGTAGAAGGTTATAAAAATAAAAAAATCCTAAAAAACAGGTTTTTAGGATTTAGCAAGCTGTAACTGTCCGTTTTTTATTTCAGTCTTTATAAGCGGGTTGTCATCGCGATATGGCACGGCTTCACAGCGGCAGTTATATGTCTGCCCCGGAAGTCCTCGTTGCCCTGTCCTTTCATCTATAATCGGCGGGTCGTCATATCTAAAAATTCGCCCGTCCAGTTTTCTGTGTTCTTCCCGTTCCCTGCCGTCCATAATCGTGCGCCAGATAAATTTATCAAAACCCATCTCCTGATAAGTCACACGCTTATATTCCGCGAGCATAATAGATGTTTCGTTTTGGGCTAAAAACTTTGCTTTATTCGCCCCAATATTGTATTCACGCTGCAACATTTTTTCTACAGCATCTGTTCTATAACCTTTTAGTACCAGATCCTGCACCCTTTGACGCATTTCCGGTATACGTTCTTCTGCAAAATTCTTGATATAATAGCGCATATTGTTTGTATAGCTCTGCGCTATTTCCTGCTTCTGGGCTTCTGACAACTCCGGCTCAATAATATTAAGGTGCTTAATGTTCTTCTTAACCTCGTTTTGAGCATCATCAAGGATGGTCACAACTTCTTCATTAAACACCATTGTTTCCACAATATAGGAGATATTGGCTTCGACCTCCCGTAAAAACACTTCCAGTTGGGTAATAGTATTCTTCGCGCTTATTTCCGACTCTGCAAGCGCAACACGAACAGTCATCGGGATTTGGTTATAATCAATGCGGTACATTTTTTTGTAACTGTCATACTTCGCACCCCACGTTACTAACAGTCTTGACTGGGCTGCTGAAAATTTAGTTTTAGCCTTAAAGCCTCCTTCAACATAGTATATCTGCCCTTCTTTAAGCCCCTGTGTCACGGCATCAAGGCTATTTCTCGCCTTATCGGGTTTGATTTCAAGCATATCAAACATGGGCTTGTAAATCCCTTCCCAAAGATATGAGAACAAGGCTTTTTGTACAAGCCTTGTATAAGACTGTTTTATCTTGAAATCTTTAATGGCTGTAGGGCTCATTCCTTAACAATATCCTTCGTTTCAGTAAATCCCTGCTGCTGGCTCAATAATGGCATATCTTCAAGCTCACCCCGTAATGCCCTTGTATCCGCGACAAATAACTGTTCTTTTTTAAGGTATAACGCCAGCTCTTGCGGGCTTAAAAACTGTCTGTCATAAAGCTGTAAGGCATTTGCGAATTTATGGTCAGCTATATTCTGTTCATCAATTGCAGAAAGAACTCTTAAATTTTTCCAGTTTTTGGTTAGGTCCGGAAGTTCAAAGCCAAACTGCTGATAGCACCTAAGCATAAGCACCCAGTCAATAACTGCATCATCGGCACTCCTGACTTCATTCTCTATCTGGGAATTATAGTTCTCTAAACTGTCTTCACCGCTTCCAAAACCTGTGACACCTTCGCCCCAGAGTTTATTAACAGGCATATTGGCTGCACCCGCCATCATAATACGGATTTCTTTATTCATTTCTGCCAGCCCGCTGAAACTTATCTGCTTTTGGACATAGTCATCATTGGTGGACATCAGCAGTTTTGATTTATAATTCAAATTATTTGCAATCAAGTCGAGCATACGCTGTAAAATCTGGTTTGTGTTACCTGCTGATAATGCAGTCTGGAGTGTTTCAAGCTTGATAATATCAACTTTTGCTTCATCAAGAAGCTCAAATAAGACATTCCCCGCCTTAAAATACTGCGACATATCAGAAAACACCTGTTCTAAAACAGATATTCCCCAGCCGTTAACACGCTGCTTAATTATAAACGGAGCTTCTTTGCCTGTTATAGGGAAAATACGGCTTGAGTGGATACGTGTCAGCGTATTAGAACCAATAACACCTTTTTTAGCTTTTGTCCGCCCGTATTGATTAATATATTCCCACTGACCACCCGGGATATTAATATTAGGCTCTGAATATGATAATTGCCATCTATCCACAGCCATAAACTCTAAAGGTTTTTTATAAAGCGATTCATAGTTCAGAGGCTTTGATAAATCATCCCCGCTTAGTGCTATAAGTGCCGCACCGCCGTACAGCCGAGCCCACTTGCGTGCATTTTTTATCTGTTTTATATCTTGATTTTTATTAATAGTCTTTTCCAGCTCTTTGAGCTCTTCTTCTTCAATACTATCAGTTTCAAGGGTAAACCCGCCTCCTTTGTACGCGTCATCTACTGGTATATCAACCATTTTGGCAAGTACGCCGTAGGTCTTGTATAGATAGCTTAACAATATTTGCCACTGGCTAATCATAACCAGCGAGAGATTATTATAAACATTGCGCGGACTCAAAGTCTGCGACCAGTTATCAAGCCCGTTGCCGCATCTTAAAGCAGTTTCCAAAGAGTTCTGAGCAGTAAGCTTTCTTGACTCCTGCTCGATTACCTGCATAATGTTATCATCCGCTGTGTTGGTTGCTTTCAGCGGTTTTTTGTTCTTATTTTTAGCCATAATTCAATCGTAGCAAACGGCTTGAAAATTAATTTACATAAAATAATCTAAAATACTAATCTTTGTCTTTCCTAAAGCTTCCTGAATCAAAATACCTAATGTATCAACAATATCATCGTGCTTATGCGACATATCACGGCTGAAAGCTTCACACTCTGAGAGTATATCAACATTAAAATTGTAGTTTTCATTTTCTGGTAAATATACCTGACCGCTTTCAATATATGGCAGCACGTTCTCTGCGCGGGTTAACTTGTCGGTTGAAGCTGGAACACCAATAACCGGTATACCGTATTTAGCGGTTAAGCCCTGAATTAATCCGATGCCGCTCGCTTTATCTTCTATATAGAAGCCGTTGCAAGTCAAACCCGTAACAGGATTTAGCTTAAACTGATTCCATATAGCGACTGCCATTTTCTCAAGCTCAGGCGCTTCCCATTTACCGCGCAGCATATCAAGAACATGTAACTTGTTATCTGTTGTTACACCGCCGGCCATAAATACGCTGTAGTCGTTATATTCTTTCGTTTTCATTGCTGTATCAGCTGCAATAAGTATACGTTTATACTGGTATTCTTTTGCGACGGGGTAATATCTAAAATATGCACGCTTAATTACCTGACCGCCTAATATAATTGGCTCTTGCTGGTATTGGGATAAAAACATGTAATTATTCTTTTTAAGTTCTTCAATACGTTCAGGGGTGTACTGTGAGGGGATTTGACATACTCCGTTTTCATCAAGCAGAGGTTTCTTAAGGGTGTTAAACCTGTATTTTTTCTCTAAAGTTCCGGAAAGGTCTTCAACATGCAGTCTTTGCTGAATATTGATAATCGGGACATAAGGGTTATTCAGACGTGACAACAGGGTTTCTTCGTAGTATCTTAACACCCTGTCGCGCATAGTTTGTGAGCGCACATCAGCAGGTTTGTTGCCGTCATCGATAATAAGCGCACCGGAGAACTTTTTAGCCGAACGCACGCCGCAGCCGTACCCGGTTATCTGACCTCCGATAGGACTAAACAAGCATATTCCGCCTTGATAGGTTGTGATTTTTTTAGCTGAATATACGTTTTTACCTGTGTAAAACTGTTTAAGATACTCATACCAAAAGTCATCTTTGGGGGTTATATCCTCTTCCCCTTCAATAGCTCTCGACTGCGGATACATAGCTTTGTATGCCGGATGTTCAAGAATTGTCATCAATTCTTTGGAGATATTCGCCAGAAGGCTTTCCGAATAAGATGTATAGATAAAATTCATCTTAGGACTGATTGTCCAGCAATAGGCTATAAAGTATTTTGCAAGCGTAGTTTTAGCACTTCTGGGCGGGACATTGATATTTTGGCGCAACTCTTTACCTGCATACAGTTTTTCCATTGTCTGGAATAGGTCTGCGTGTATAGGCTCAACAACAAACGGGCGTCCTTCAATAACCCGGAACATATAGCGCATCCAGGTTTCAAAGCCCTGCTTTAGTAATCTTTGCCCCAGAAACTCACTGTTTATCATTGTTTATAGTTTCTTTTATATGTTTATCTACTTCTTCAACTTCATCGGGGGTAACAAAAATCTTTTGTACTGAGGTCATTAGTGCTTGTTTCTGTTGGTTGTCCGCGTTATACCCGCCTGTATGTTTCATCAGCATATCAAGCGCCTTATTTGCTCCCTGTGAGTCGAATCTCCAGAGGTTATTCCCCTCTTCATCCTTAACCTGTCGTCCCATAAATGTTACAGGCTTAGCCTGCATGCACCTTTGCATAACTTCAACAATATTGGCAACAACTTCATCCTGCGTGATTTTAGTTCGCTCATTACGTTTTTCAATGAGCTGCTTAATGTATTCCTGAATGTTAAGTTTTGCTAAGTTTTCACATGCAATATTGCGCGCCGTATTTTTGCTATAGCCTGCCCTAATAGCGGCTTGCGTAGCGTTAAAATCAATAATAAATTCTTCGCAAAATTGTTTCTGTTTTTCATTTAAACTCATAACTTACCCAAAAATATGCTTAAACTTAGTTTTTACGTATATTTCTGCCTCTTCTATTGTAGCGCCTGCGTCCAAATAGCTTAAAACCGCCTGATGGATTTTCAGACGGTCTTCTAAATACATATTCTCAGTGCCGATAATTTCAGCTTCAAATACCTTAAAATTTTCACCTTTGTAGGTTTCACCCTGATATTCGTAAGCTTCATCGGTATAAGCATAGCAGCTGATGCGAAAAATACCTTGTGTGAATACAATATCCTCCTGACAAAAAACTGGTAGTGAAAAATAGCCGGCAAGCTTTACATACAAGTCTTTTATTAAAGTCCACGGGCTTATTTCTTCTTCCGTTTTCGGATGTTTCTTATAGCTGCCCCGTTTTTTTACAGG